CCGACCCCCCGTTCCTTTTCTAACCCACAAAACACCTCGATCAGCCACGATCAGACTGGATCAGATTGATCAATTTTGAAACGGGAGAGATAAGCGTAGATCAGGCTTATTCAGGATTAGGAGGTGTGCAAACACCGCGTATTTACTCAAAACTTAATGATTTACCATCAAAAGGTCAAGAGATGATCGATTTTGCAACCGAACTTGGGATCAACCTTATGGAATGGCAACGCTTCGTGTGTATTCATGGTCACAAAATCCGAGAAGATGGTAGATGGGCACATTCAGAATTAGGACTCATCATGGCTAGGCAACAAGGAAAATCGACACTTATGATGTTGCGCATTCTCACAGGAATGTTTGTCTGGGGCGAAGGCTTGCAGCTTGCATCAGCCCACAGACTTACAACATCACTTGAAACATTTAGACAGATTGTTGGCTTGATTGAAACAAATCCTAAATTGGAAAAGGAAGTAAAAAAAATCCGCTGGCAACATGGCGCGGAAGAAATTGAATTATTTGGTAATAGGCGGTTTGTTGTAAAGGCTGCAAACAATGCAGCTAGAGGTTTGAGTAAACCCGAAACAATTCATCTTGATGAGTTGCGTGAATACAAAGATGAAGACGCTTGGTCAAGTATGCGTTACTCAATGATGGCTGCTAAAAATCCGCAAGTATGGATTTATAGTTCGGCTGGCGACCAACATTCAGTAATCTTAAATAAATTGCGTGAGAGGGCGTTGGCTTCAGCTACAACCAACGATCCGATAGGTTGGTTTGAGTGGAGTGCAGAACCCGATGCTCCTATCTTGCTTCCGTCAGGCGAGATGAATTGGAGTGCATTCGCTCAAGCCAACCCATCATTAGGAATAACAATCCATCCTGATAATTTAAAAGCAGTTATTAACGATCCTCCAGATATTGTAAGAACCGAAGTATTGGCTCAATGGGTAGATACAATCAATTCAGCAATCGATGCACAAAAGTGGGCAATGTGTCAGATAGATGCAATTCCTTTAGATCCTGAACAACCTACTTGGCTTGGTTTAGATTTATCTCCTGATCGTAAATTTGGGGCGTTAGTTTGCGCCCAACGATTATCTGGGGAAAGATTTTACATTCAATTGCTTCATACTTGGTCAAACGATTACAGCTTAAACGATTTAGCAGTTGCTAACGATATTGCGCCTTATGTTAGAAAATACAACACGCAAACTGTGGCTTATAGCAAAAGAACAAGTCAAGCCGTTGCAAGTCGTTTAGCCTCTGCTGGAATTCAAACAACGGATATGGATGGCGGAATATACGCAGAAAGTTGCGACCGATGGCTCGGAGCAATTAACTCACATAGGTTGCAGCATTCGGGGCAAGAGGAGTTAACTCAACAAACATTATCAGCTGCTAAATTGCCATTTGGTGATGGTTCATGGATTATTGGAAGAAGAGCCAGCAGAGTTGCCGTCTGCGCTTCGGTGGCGAGTGCTCTTGTTACTTATTTTGCGACACAACCTGAAACGGAAACAGACATACAAATCGCTTAAACTAGACTTTATGGTATATTATGTGCTAATGGGATTATTTGATAGATTTTTGACAAGTCAGACACCAACAATTCAAACAGATGTTGCCGCTGCCAATACGCCTTACAATTTACAGTCAGCTGTTGGCGGATTGTTTTATGGAGCACAAACCGCAACGCGTGAACAAGCAATGTCAGTTCCATCAGTTGCAAGAGCAAGAAATATAATCTGCGCAACAATTGCATCTTTACCTTTAGAAACATATAACCATTTTACAAAAGAACATGTAGATCCACCAAGAGTTATTATGCAACCAGATCCAAGAGTTGCAGGTTCAGCAATATACGCTTTTATCTGTGAAGATTTACTTTTTCATGGGGTCGCTTATGGTCAAGTTTTGGATAGTTATGCTGCATCAGATAACAGTCGAGTTCGTGCATGGACAAGAGTTGCACCCGATCGAGTTACTTACAATTTAAATGCAAATCAAACTGAAATTACTTCATACATGGTTGATGGAATGCATGTTCCAGCATCAGGCATTGGATCTTTAATTGTATTTAGTGGATTAGATGAAGGTGTATTAAATCGTGCAGGTCGCACAATTAGAGCTGCTCAAGAATTAGAAAAGGCTGCTGAGTTATACGCTAAAGAGCCAGTTCCAACAATGGTATTAAAATCAAATGGAACAAATCTTGCACCAGAAAGAATTACAAAACTTCTTGAAAGTTGGAAAGTTGCTAGAAACACAAGAGCAACTGCATTCTTAAATGCTGATGTTGAATTAACTGCATTAGGCTTCGACCCGCAAAAATTACAATTAAATGAGGCACGCCAATACCTAGCAACAGAAATTGCAAGAGCAGTTGGTATCCCTGCATCATTTTTATCTGCTGAAACAACAAGCATGACATATAGCACAACTGTTATGGAGCGTAAAGCCCTTATTGATTTTAGTTTAAGAAATATCATAACACCGATTGAGCAACGCCTATCCGCTGCGGATTTTGTGCCCAATGGCGTTCAGGTTCGCGTAGATATTGACGATTTCTTGAGAGGTTCAGCATTAGAGCGTGCTCAAGTTTATGAAATCCTAAACCGCATCGGTGCAATGAGCATCGAACAAATCCAAGAGGAGGAGGACTTAATCCGATGAAGATTAACTTCCCAATAACAATAACCGCTGCCGATACAAACAAGCGAACAATTTCAGGAACTATTGTTTCTTGGAATGAAGCAGGAAATACATCAGCAGGAAAGACAATTTTTAGTAAAGACAGCATTGATTTTTCAAAACCCGTCAAATTGCTTTTAGAACATGACAAAACCCGACCTCTAGGAAAATTGATTGATATAACTGCCAATGATCAAGGCTTAGAGGGAACATTTAAGTTAGCAAAAACTTTTGCAGCTGATGATGCTCTTGAGGAAGCAGCCACAGGATTAAGAGATGGATTTTCTGTTGGCGTGATGGTAGATGCATGGGATAACAAAGATGGCGCAATGGTTATTTCAAAAAGTTCATTATCTGAGGTCAGTTTGGTCGCAGATCCAGCCATCGCATCAGCTCGCGTTGAGCGCGTAGTTGCAACAGAAACACCAACAGAGAATTCCGAAGCAACCGCTGAGGATACAACAACACAGGAGGACAAAGTGTCTGATATAACTTCAGATGCTCCTATCGCAACCGAAGCGGTAGAAGCTGCAAAGTCTGAGCCTGTGGCAGTAGTAGCAGCGCAGTCAGTTGCTTACACAAAGCCACGCTCACCAATCAATTCAAAGGCAACTTACTTGGAGCACTCAGTTCGTGCTGCATTAGGTTCAGAGGAAAGCCGTCAGTATGTAATGGCTGCCGACACAACCAGCAACAACTCTGGTTTAATTCCAACTCCACAATCAACTGAAATCATCAACGGCATTTCAAATGCTGATCGTGGTTTAATTGACGCATTATCTCGCGGAGTTCTACCAGCATCAGGAATGACATTTGAAATTCCTAAGATTACAACTGCTCCAACAGTAACACTTGAGGCAGAAGGCGCAGCAATCGATACAACCGATCAAGCAGCTTCTTTTGTTTCAGTTGATGTTAAGAAATTCGCTGGCGGACAAACATTCTCAGTTGAACTTTTAGATCGTTCATCACCAGCATTCTTTGATGAGTTAGTTCGTCAAATGGAATATGCTTATGCAAAGACAACTGATGCCTATGCTGCAACAATTTTAGGCAATTCTTGCGCATTAGCAACTACCGCTGTTGATAACACTTCAACTGGACTTCTATCTTATGTTTCAGCTGCTGCAGCATCAGTTTATTCTGGCTCACTTGGATTTGCTCGTAACTTAATTGTTAATAGCACACAATGGGGTAACATCATGGGTTACAACGACACAGGTCGCCCAATCTACAACGCATCACAACCACAAAATGCAGGTGGCGCAGTTGGACCACAATCACTTCGTGGAAATGTTGCTGGCTTGGATCTTTATGTTTCTCGCTCACTTGATGGATACACAACTGGAGATCAGTCAATGATCGTAGTAAATCCAGATGCATTCACATGGTATGAGAGCCCACGCTTACAACTTCGTTCAGACATAACAGCAACTGGTCAAGTATCTGTTGCTTATTATGGCTACGGCGCACTTGCAGTTAAAATTGCTGGTGGCGCAGTTTGGTTCAACAAGAACTAAGTAAGCCCTTAATGCCTACTGGTGCTCCCGCTGGTAGGCAGCTATAAATGGGAGTCAAAGAGAGGAATTTATGCCAACAATTATCACCGCAACTCAGTTGCGATCCGTAATGGGTGTAAGTTCCTCTCTTTATGATGACACTTATCTAAACCAAATTATTGACACAGCAGAAACAGTTATTCTGCCAATGCTAGTCACATTCAAAGCACCAATCGAGAAGATATCGCTGACAGATAATGTCGCTACTTTCACTACACTAGGAATACATGAATTTACCGAAGGACAATCAGTCATCATCACAGGATGCGGATCACCATACAACGGAACAAGAGTTGTGCTGGCAGATAATCTTGGACAATATACCTTTTCGCAATCGATCACTAATGCCGATCTACTCGAGGCTAATGTCATCCCATCTGGAGTTGCTGCCCTTTCTGGCGGATCAACTTATGTTGGAAATGCAGCTGTTCAATCAGCCGTCTACACAGTTTCAGTCGAAGTTTTCCAAGCCAGACTTGCAGGTGGAGGACAAATCGAAGGAGTAGATTTTACATCCACACCTTTTAGAATGGGTCGATCATTGTTTAACAAGTGTGTTGGATTACTTGGTTCATATATGGATACCGAAAGCATGGCTCTGTAAATGGCTAACCAAACAATACTAGAACAGATCAGAACACCTTTAGCAACTGCACTTTCTGGTGTTCTAGGAAATGTTTATTCATTTGTGCCTGAAACAGTTATTCCACCAGCTGTAGTGGTTGTGCCAGATAGCCCATATTTAGAATTTGAAACAATTAGCAAATCAAACATTCGCGCTAAAGTTAATTTTACAATCTCAGTTGCAGTTGCATATAACAGCAATCCTGCATCGCTCGACAATATCGAGCAGTTAATCATAAGTGTTCTGGCAGTAATTCCTGGTGGATATATTGTCAGTTCGGTCGAAAGACCAACAGTCACAACAGTTGGAGCATCAACGCTGCTAATTGCAGATGTTCGAGTTTCTACCTACTACACAAGAACAATATAAGGAGCAATCATGGCAACCCAAGTTATTACTGGTCGTGATATTAATTTGTCTTTTTCAGGATCACTTGGAACAGACATTGATGCACAAGCATTATCAGCGACTTTAACAAAAACAATAGATCGCCAAACCTATCAAACCCTTGATGGAGAGGCTTACAAGACAACAAATGTTGAAGCTGAATTTACTATGGAACTTTTAGCAGACTGGGGCAAGACAAACTCAGTATGCGAGGCTTTATGGGCAGCAGCAGACAACACACCAGATTCAACTTTCACAATTACGATGACAGTAACATCTGGACACACTTTTGCATTTGACTGCTTACCAGCATATCCAGCACCAGTTGGCGGAACAGCACCAGATGCACAAACTGCAACATATACTTTCAAAGTATCTAAGGGCGCAGTAACAGAATCACTATAAGAAAAAAACGGGAGCAAAATGAAACTACAAATAAATATCGAATACAACTCAGGCGAGCAAGCAACATTTACAGCCCAACCGCCTGAGTTTGCGAAATGGGAAAAGCAAACAGGCAACATTATTAGTCAGGCATCCGAAAAAATCGGTATGTGGGATTTAATGTTTTTGGCATATAACGCTCATAAGCGAGAAGCTGCTGGAAAGCCTATTAAACCATTTGAAGCATGGATGGAAACAGTTGCAGACATTCAAGTCGGTGATGCAAACCCAAAAGCCATCCAGTCGGAAGCCTAAACAGACTATTGGTTCAGTTGGCGATTGCCACACAGATACCAATGAGCGAGTGGGTTGATGGCGAGGATATTTTAACAGCGATCGAGATATTGGAGGCAAAAAATGGCAGTTAGTAAAGAGCCTCTAATAGTTTATGACAAAAAAGAACTTAATAAATTCGCTGCTGTTCTTAGAACCATGAGCGATATTGCTGTTACAGAAACTAAGCGCAGAGTTGGCGAATTGGCTGAAAGGGAATTAAGTGAAGTTAGAAATGCTGCTAAATCTCGTGGAAAGGTTGCAGATCGTATTGCTCAAGGCGGTAAGGTAAAAAAATCATCATTGCTTGGTGAAATATCTTTTGGATTTGCTGGACAAAAGTTTTCGGGTGGAGCAACAACTCAATTTAATACACGAAAAGATCCTAAAGGAAGCCGATTAGGTATTGGTGCAGCTACTGAATTTGGTTCTAATAGATACCCACAATTTCCACGATGGTCAGGTGGAATGAGTAAAGGTGCAGGTTCAAGAGGTTGGTTTATTTATCCAACTGTAAGACATTTACAACCAACAATTATCAAAGAGTTTGAAGATATAATTATGGACATTAGAAAAGAGTTTAGTGATGGCAAGTAGAACCTTAACGCTTGCTTTAGCTGCTGACATTGATGGTCTTAAAAAAGGTTTAGATGATGCTGAAAAAGTTGTAAATAAATCAGCGGATCAGATAGCAGATTTTGGTAAAAAGGCTGCGCTGGCTTTTGCAGTCGTTGGAGCAGCTGTTGGAGCATTTGCAGTATCTGCTGTCAAAGCAGCAGCTGAGGATGAGAAGGCTCGCAAATCTCTTGAGCAAACTATTCGATCTAACACTAAAGCAACTGAAGAACAAATTGCTGGTTTAGATGACTACATATCCAAGCAATCAATTGCAACTGCTACAACCGATGATGTTTTAAGACCTGCTTTTGCAAGGTTAGTTCGATCGACTTCTGATGTTACTAAAGCACAAGAATTGCTTTCTTTAGCACAAGAAATATCAACCGCAACTGGAAAGCCGCTTGAAACAGTAGCGAATGCTTTAGGTAAAAGTTTTGATGGGCAGAATACTGCTCTAGGTAAACTGGGCTTAGGTATTGATGCTGCAACCTTAAAGACTAAATCTCATGATGAAATCATGCAGATACTTAAAGGAACATATAACGGATTTATTGCCAATGAAGCAACCAATGCTGAGTTTAAGTTTAAGCAATTAACTATTGCGCTTGATGAAACAAAAGAAAAAATCGGAGTAGCCTTACTTCCAATTGTTAAAGAACTTGCAGATTATTTACTTGCAACAGTTGTGCCAAATGTTCAAGCCTTCGCAGCAGGATTAACAGGCGATGATAGCGTTACGGCTGGCATTACTGATGCAACTGAAGGCGCATATAAATTTGGCGAGCAATTAAAATCAACTTTAAGTTTTATTATATCAATCAAAGATGAATTGTTTGTTCTTGGTGGCATCATTGCTACTGTATTTGTTGCCAATAGAATTGTTGCATTTGTAAGTGCAATTATGACTTTAGTTACCGCAATGAAAGCTCTTAGAACTGCTGCTGCTGGTGCTGCCATTGCTACCGCATTTGCAACTGGAGGAACATCTGTTGCATTGGCTGCTGCCGCTCTTGCTGGTATTGCTGCAACTTATGGATTATCTCAATTAGCAGGTGCATCAGATTTACCATCAATTCCTAGTGCACCTTTACCTAATGGTGGATATACGACTGGTCAAGGCGTAACAAACATTACAGTTAATGCTATTGATGGCGAAGGTGCTGCAAGAGCTGTGGCAAATGTGTTGAATCAAAGCGCAGCAAGATCACAAGGATTGTTAGTCGGCACGACAGTAGGTAGATAATGACTGCTTGGTCGCCCGATTGGAAACTTACAGTTGCAGGTGTTGATTACACAGACATTGCAATAAGCGATATTCAGCATCAAGCTGGTCGAACAGATATTTACCAGCAACCAAATCCTTCTTACATGCAAATCAATTTGGTGGCTTTATCTGGTCAAACATTACCATTTGATATTAACGACAGTTTAAGTCTGCAAGTCAAGAACACAGCAGGAAATTATGTTAATTTATTTGGTGGGGATATTACAGATATAACTGTTGGAGTTCAGATTACTGGAGCAATTTCAACTGTTGTGCAGTATTCACTCCTTGCAATGGGATCACTTGTTAAGTTAGCAAAAGAATTATATGCCGATGCTGTTTCACAAGATGAGGATGGCAATCAGATATACGCTTTATTGTCTAGCGTATTACTTGGTGTTTGGAATGATGTGCCAGCAGCTACAACTTGGGCAGGATACGATGCAACTGAAACATGGGCTAATGCGCTAAATCTTGGACTTGGTGAGATTGACACTCCAGGCTTATACACAATGCAAAATCGAAGTGGCACAGAAACGCCAGATACGATTTACAACATTGCAAGCCTGATTGCTAACTCAGCATTTGGTTATTTATATGAGGACAATGAAGGAAACATTGGGTATGCCGATGCAGACCACAGGCAGAATTATTTGCTCACATACGGATATGTTGATCTTGATGCTAGACATGCACTTGGTCAAGGTTTAAGCACAATTACTAGATCAGGTGATATTCGCAATGACATTATAATCAATTATGGTTCTAATTTTGGTTTAGAAAAAACTGCTACATCTGCAACATCAATTGCAACTTATGGTTACAAAGCCGAGAGCGTGCAATCAACCATTCACTCAGCTGTGGATGCTCAAGCTGTGGCGGATCGCTATATTGCCCAAAGAGCCTTCCCATTGCCAGCATTTCAAAGCATTACCTTCCCAATAACAAATCCAGAGATTGACAATAGTGATCGGGATAATTTGCTAGGCGTATTTATGGGGCAACCACTAAACATCCAAAACCTACCTGATCAAATTTCAGGCGGTGAGTTTGAAGGCTATGTTGAAGGCTGGTCATGGAGCACTAGGTTTAACGAATTATTCCTGACAATAAACTTGTCGCCTGTGGCATATAGCCAAGTGGCGATGCGTTGGAATACAACACCAATCACAGAGGCTTGGAACACTTTAAGCCCAACATTAACATGGGAATACGCTACAATCGTAGCCTGAGATAAAGGACAATATGGCAACCACTACTAATTATGGCTGGACTACACCAGACGATACCGCGCTAGTCAAGGATGGCGCATCAGCTATTCGCACACTTGGCTCATCTGTTGATACAACAACCAAAAACTTAAATCCTGAAACAACTCTTGGTGATATTGCTTATCGTTCATCAACTTCTAATACAAACACAAGACTTGGAATTGGAACTACTGGTCAGGTTCTTTCAGTAAGTGGTGGAGTGCCAGCATGGGCAACAGTTTCAAGTGGTGCTATGACTTTAATTAGCACAACAACATTATCAGGTGCAACAACAACAGTTGGCTCTATTCCTAGTGGATATCAACAATTATTTGTAAGAGGTTTTGGTATTACTAATGCAACGGCTGCTGGTGTATTAAGAGTTGCATTAAATGCTGATACAAATCTTTCTAGTTATTCAGGTGTTAGTCCTGTGCCTACTGCTATTGATAAAAATCAACAAAGAATTGAATTGATTGGGCAAGTTAGTAGTGGTGATACATATTTTCGTGCTGGTGGCAATAATGCTTTTTCACTAACAATAGATAATTATGCAAGTAGCACAGCACATAAATCATATGCTGCACAAGGCGGTGGAGAAGATAACGTTACAAGTTTCTGTGGTGGTTATCATAAATCTAATACAGCGATTACATCTTTAGTATTTGATAATACAGGCGGAGATTTTAGTGCTGGAACAATTCAATTATACGGGGTGAAATAATGGCTAAATCAACAAGACCAACAATTCGAATACATAACATTGAAACTGATGAAGTAATTGATAGAGAAATGAATGATGCTGAGTTTGCTCAATATGAAGCAGACAAAGCAGCACAAGCAGCAAAACAAGCAGAAGTCGAAGCAAAAGAAACTGCTAAGGCAGCAATTCTTGATCGCATTGGTTTAACTGCTGATGAACTTAAAACGATACTTGGCTAATGAAGGCTTGGTTATCTAAAGCTGCTGTTCAGTTAAGAGAACAAACTGATGACTGCTTCCCAGAGCGTTTGCGTAAATCTGATGGGTGGATTGGTGATGCTAGACATAGCACACGAAAAAGCGACCACAACCCAGATGCAACAGGATGCGTGCGTGCAATCGATATTGACGCTCGGCTTTCTGACGACAAAGGGCTTTCAACATATTTGGCAGATCAGATTAAATCCTATGGGAAAACTAGTGGGCGCATCAGTTATGTAATACATCAAAGCCGTATTGCATCGCCTTTACTTGGTTGGCGTTGGCGTAATTACAAAGGCAATCCGCATAATCATCACATTCATGTTAGTTTCAAAAAAGATCAAGATAACAATTCAGAGTTTTTTAACATCCCACTACTAGGAGGCAAGTAATGAAACTAACTAACAAACATAAAGCAGCAATCAAGTCATATCTAAGAGCTGTTGCAGCCTCTGGTATCACTGTTCTTTTGGCAATCGTTGCAGACATTCGACCAGAATTTGCAATTCTTGCAGGTGCGTTAATTGCGCCTCTTGCTAAAGCAATTGATCCAAGTTCAGGCAAAGAAGCTGATTATGGCGTTAATGCCAAATGACACCGAACGAATGGGTTGGTTTAAGCGTTGGCGTATGCGCCGTATTAACAAGTTTATTGTTGGTTCTGCGCTTCGTTATTAAATCTTACCTGCAAGAACTCAAGCCCAATGGTGGCTCAAGCATGAAGGATCAATTGAACAGATTAGAAGCGCGTGTTGATGATCTGTTTATCTTAATTAGTAAGCGATAATTTATTTATGGCGAACACACGCAAAACCACTAAACGGACTAAGATCAATCGGCGCGTAGTTCGCCACACTCCTGATCCATCAAAGATTGATGCGCATTACATTGCGTTGCACGAATGCTACAAAGCAGCTCGTAAAGCAGGATTTACACCAGAGCACGCATTCTGGTTAATGACCGAGCATAAGACTTTTCCTGATTGGGTCGTAGGCGATGGTGGCATAATCCCTAGTATTGATCCCACAGAAGAAGATGAAGATTAAAGCCAACCGAAGATATCTAGTAACACCAGATTTACAAATTCCTTTGCATCATCCAGCAGCTGTAAAGAACCTCATTAAAATGAGCAAGCATGAGAAATTTGATTATGTATTAAATGTTGGTGATGAACTAGATATGACCAGTCAAAGTCGTTGGGTAAAAAATACGAAGACAGAATTTGCCGAAACTCTAGATCAAGAGCGATCTATTGCTCAAGACATTCTTTACGATTTAGGCACTACAGACATCATCAGATCAAATCATACCGATAGATTATTTACTACACTTTTAAAGGGTGCGCCATCATTGCTTGGATTACCAGAATTAGTTTATGAAAAATTTATGGGTTACTCAGATCTTGGCATCCGCTTCCATAAGAGAGCATACGAGTTCGAGCGCGGATATTTTTTAGCGCATGGTGATGAAGGTGTTATGTCTAAACATGCTGGCATCACAGCCCTAAACCTAGCCAAAAAATGGCACACAGGGGCTAATGGAGGGGTTGTTTGTGGGCATACCCATAGGCAGGGTGCTGTAAGGCATCAAACTGGCTTAAACGGGCGTTATTCAACGATTTGGGGCATAGAGGCTGGACATTTAATGGATATGAAGAACAAAGCAAGTTACCTAAAATATGCTTCCGCCGACTGGAATATGGGATTTGTAGTTCTTAATTTTGGTAAGAAAGGCATGAGCGTAGAAATAGTGCCAGTTAATCACGATGGCTCATTCAGCTACAATAAGCGTTCTTATGGGGCTTGAAACCGAATATAGGGATCGTTCGATTGATGATCATATCGATGAATTTGAGGATATTGGCGTTATCTAATCGTTATAAAACACACCGACACACAGGTAGATAATTAACTTGATTTAGGTCAAACTTTATGTATTCACAGAGATACTGTGGATATGTAGGGAGCGACATGTTACTAGATATAGGCAGCCGAGAAGCTGCTTTAGAGTATGCAGATAAAGGTTGGGCTGTATTGCCTTTACTGCCTAACAAAAAAGATCCACACTTTGATCTATGTCAAAGGGCTTATCTGTCAGCCACAACCGACCAAGAACTTATTAACTTTTGGTTTGATTATGATGACAAAATCAACTTAGGCATTGCCTGTTACCAATCAGGTCTAGTGGTCTTTGATATTGATTACCGCAACGGAGGCGAGTTACTGCCTGAGTTTGAGCCTACTTACACAGTCCAGACTGGTGATGGCTTACACCTTTATTACACAGCTGATCAATCTGATGTATTTAAGGGTAAATTAACTGATGGAATTGACATCAAATGGAAAGGGTATGTTGCTGCTGCACCATCAATACATCCGTCAGGAGAAACCTATAAAGTAATCGATGACAGAAATCCTGTTGCGATGCCTAAAGTAATAAGGGAGTGGGCTACAAAATGACATTAAGAGAAGCTGCATTTATGTGGTTTTACATAATGCTTGGATCAGGCACAGTTTATTGGATTCATTTAGTAATCAAAGAAAACTATGGGCAGACTATGTATTGGCGTGGTCGAAAACATGGTTTTGATATGCACCGCAGGATTACAGATACCAAGCGAGATCAAGTATTTGACTATGACAAGCAGAACTGAACTCCTAGATGAATGCGCAGCAATCTTGTCCGCAAGAGGGTCTGTTTATGGCAGCAGCCGAAGCAATCACGAACGGATCAGCGAACTCTGGTCTGCTTACTATGGAAGTTACATATCGCCTATGCAAGTCAGCCTCATGCAGTTGCTTGTCAAAGTGTCAAGGCTCTCGGAAACTCCAAATCACAAAGATAGTGTTAAAGACATCATTGGTTACGCAGTCATATACCAAGAGCTGCACGACCAATACGAAAATGATTTCGGAGTAGATGATGGGATTTAACTTAGACGATTATGAAGATGTGGCTACTCTTAACAAATGGTTTATTGCAAATTTTCCGTCTGGAAGATCTGATATTGCAGTAATTAGCCATGATCCTGTTAATGGTTATATTTTGGTGCAAGCAACTTTGTGGCGAGATAGCAAAGATGAGCAACCAGCTGTAAGTAACATTGCATTTGGTAGCAGAGAAACTTACATGCCAAATATGAAAAAATGGTATGTCGAAGATACTGCCAGTTCCTCATTAGGGCGAGCAATAATCTTGCTTAAAGGCTCAAACAAAACAGCTACAAAAGATGACATGAGAAAGGTTGAAAGTGAACCAATTAAGAACATTTATGGCAAAAGTGGCAATTCGCAAATTATTGAAATGGCACTCCGAAAGTCATTTGCAGATGATGCTAAGCCAGCAAGCGAACCTACAACTTGGTCAGTCGGTGATGTTGCAGAAGCCTTATCAACCAAACCTAAACAACAAGAATGCGTTCATGGCTTAATGATCTTGAAAGAAGGAACTGCCAAGACGGGTCGCCCCTTTTACGGATATGTATGCAGCGCACCAAAAGGTCAGCAATGCGATGCTAAGTGGGCGGTTACAGCTGCAAATGGCAGTTGGTTTTTCAGAGAGGAGGAATAAATGGGCGAAATGATAATGATTGATGGCTCTGGTCTAACTGCGACTTTCACAGATAACGGAGTTAGGGTCGAACCATCAACAATTGTTTGTGATACTTGCAACGATGACAGATTACTTCATGAGGGCGATCTGCTTCGATGCTATTCCTGTCATTCAATCAATCGAATTCCATAGTGCCGAATTACGAATACGCTTGTGATAGAGAGGGGTCGAGTATTGTATTGGATTTACCG